GTTCGGGCATAGATGCAACCATAGCCATGCTAAATTGATTAACCATTTTGAAAAGGTTATCACGTATTTTTAAAGGATAGTCTGCATCAGAGACTCTCATTTTTTGTAAGTAAATTCGATTTATCATTTTGATAGTTGGTAATTTAATGGTTGTTACACCATTATCGAAATTGAGATATCGACTTACACTAGGTACATATCTATCTAGATATGATTGAATATTTTGGTAAACTTCTAGAGGTAGAGATACCAAATGATTTTGAGGTTGATACGCATTTTGGTGAAAATGCGAGTTTGCATAAGTGTTTTGTGGAGATTCCACGCTGCTGTTTGCAGTAGCATAAATTTGAGTTTGATTAGTATTTTGAGACATTGTTAAGATCGTTATTATTATTAATTGTAGTTCAGTTTTTTAAGCCACTGTTATTTCTCCCGCAGATGGATATCCAGGCTTAACGTCCTGGCAGACGACACTCTCGACTTTTACGAAGTGTGATGATGATAAAATATAATAAAAATATTATATAACACATGCTGGTGATGAATCAGCACATATACAGGGAGCTTAGCGTGAGTCACAACTGTGACTGAGAGGCATTCAAACAAAAGTTTTCAGCTTTGAGTTAGTGTATATATAATATAGATAATAGGGAAATTATCATGTTTTCTCGGTAAGAAAATATGAAATATGTACCGATGAACAAAATATAATAGATTTTTGTTTATTTTTTATTGTTTTATTAAAATATAGTTAGAATGAATTCTATGTATTCATAATAATAGGAACTTCCAAATATAAGGAAGTGAAATATAGCTAAGGGATTTATAACAATGGGTTATAAATATTAGTAGTGACAAACGAATAAAAGGAGGGGTTCAAGGATTTTAATAGAAACTTCGAAAGATACTTGAATATCAAACGACGATTAAATTTTAAAATTAAACAATTATAACTGTTAAATAACATAATTAGGGGTAAAATTAAAATAATAAGGGGGTTTAGTGCCTTAAAATATAATAAGTACTAAGCCTAAATATGAAATCTACTTTGAATAAAAGTGATTTCAAAATAAAATTAATTAGCAAAAGAGCTAACTATTTCAAACTATGGAGTAGAAACGACGGAACGATAATATAGTAAAACTATCGAACGGACTTGC